GATGCCGTTGATTCGTTAACCCAAAAGGTTAATGAACTCTACGACGCCGTCTCCAGGGTCAAGGGCGTAGCAGGCTCTACCATCACAGATGTCAAGGGCATGATCAACACTCAAGGCGGACAAATTGGCCTTGGTAATGCTGCTCGTATGCAGATGCCTACACAGGCTTCGTTCTCTTACATTCCTGGCAATCAACAACAGGGTAACTTCCTAAGCAACTCGTTGAGTAACTTCTCATCAGAAGGAACTGCCATGAGTGGTGGTCGTTCTCGTGGTGATGCTGCTGCTGCAACTGTTGCAGATAACTTGTTTACTGCTGAAGCCAGTGGTGGCGGTGGCGGTGGCGGAGGAAGTTTATTCACTAAAATCACTGGCATAAATCCAGTAGGTGCTGGAGAGTATGCCGCACAGGGAGCAGCAAAACTGGCTGCTGGTATGGCTGTTGCTACTTTTGGCGCTATGCCAGATACTAGCCTTACTTTGCAACGTGACATCGGCTATTACCAAGCATCACTCACTGCTGGTCGTAACGCTAACCGTGGCGACATTCAACGTGCCAGCCTTAAGGCTTTAGGTAATGGTTTATCTGGTGTAGGCAGCGATGTTATTGCTGCAAACATTCTTACCTCTAGAGGGTATACAGCAGGAAGCCAGAACTACCTCTCAGCAATGGGCGAAGTCGGTGGAGCATATAAGAACCTAGGAATTGATAACGGTGCAGCCGCCGCTGCTATCGCTGGTCTTCATTCGGGATCAACAAGCGCACAGATGTATGGCTTAGGCATTGAAACTTACGACGCTAAGACGGGTAAACAACGCTCTGTTGCCGAGATCTCTAGAGACTTAATGAATCGCATGACAGGCGGACGTAAAGATATCTCCGTTCAAGACATCAACAACTCATTACAGATGGGTGCGTTGGGTGCAAACCTCAAAGCCTCTGGGTTAGATCAAGCAACTCAAGACATGATTGTTGCTTCTATGCGTAACCAAGTCCAAGGTGGAAGCGGAGAACTCAACCAAGGCAACACATCCTATGGTGGAGAAAAGAATAAGAACACCGTATTAAACGATACAGGTCGAATGAATGCCTCAACAACCGACGTCATGCAGGCAGCAACGGGCGGAATGGTTGCTGGTTTCCATGCTGCAACAGCCACTGTAGTTGCTTTAAACAAACTTCTTGAAACAGTAGCACCTATCCTCGGTTCTGTTAAAGGATTTACAAGTGGTGTAATGGGCTCTAATATTGGTCAAGGCCTTGTAGATGCTGCGCCTATCTTTAAAAGTGCTGCAGATGATTTCCTAACAGCCGTTCACGCTGCAACAAGTGGTGGCGGAACTTCTGGATATGGTGCAGCCTTTGGTGTGAAGGGTGGTGGGGCATCAAAGACTCCTGCACCAGGTGCTGCAATTGTTGCTGGATACGGAGCAACGGATGGGAGTGTTTGGGCTGGAACTAACGGCAAACATACAGGCGTTGACTATGAGATGAAGATCGGCACCCCTGTTAGCGCCACAATGGACGGTAAAGTTATACAGGTTGATCTTAATGCTGATTACGGCAAGTCTATTCTTATTGAGAACTCTGATACTGGGTATCAAACACTTTACGCACACCTCAGTGAGGAAGCAGTAAAGGTAGGTGACCTAGTTACTGCAGGTCAAGTCATTGGTAAATCAGGCGACACAGGCAATGCAAATGGTCCACACCTACACTACGAAGTACGCAGCGGTAAAAACAACCCAGTTGATCCAGCATCAATCTCTTCTGGTGGCATGCTTTCTGCTGCGCTAGGAAGCGGTAACACTATGTCGCTTCTTGCTGCCAAACCACCATTGCCAGGATTAAGCAACGAGAACACTGATACGTCAGGTGGATCTTCATCAAGCGCAACTCACGGACCAGTAAGCAAAGCAAACACAAAAGAACTGTACAACTACCTAATATCAAAGGGCCTATCACCTAGTGGGGCAACAGGAGTTATTGGAAACCTTGTAGCAGAGTCTGGGTTAAACACTAACGCTTTTGGTGATAAAGTAAAAGGAACCTATACATCCTATGGTTTGGCTCAATGGCATCTTGGACGATGGAACAACCTCAAAGCCTACGCAAAAAAGAATAAGTTAGAGGCTTCTAGCCTAACGGCACAAGAAGGGTTCCTTATGCATGAACTTAGTGCATATCCTTCTTTGTTAAAGACGTTAAAGAGTTCACAGACAAGTGAACTTTCTGCTGCCAATGCCTTCATGGTGCAGTTTGAACGACCAGCAAACCCTAGTGCCACTGCCGCTGCAAACAGAGCATCTTTTGGAAAGATGGCAGTTCAAGCAATGGGTGGAGGAACCTCTGGCTACGGCGGTGCTGGTCTAGGAGCACCTACTGCTGGCTCTGTAGTCAACAACTTTAATATGCCGATCACGTTACAGAACGGCAATGATGCTGAACTCATGCGTGTTGCCAAGAAGATTCAAACACTTATTAGTAATACACATGACATATCTGTGATGGGAGCCTCTTGATGAGTACGCAATCTGATTATGATGCAGCAAAGAAAGCGGCTCAAGCAGCCCAAGACAAGGCTAAAACAACCGCTGAAGCAGCACGTGCTGCTGCTGATAAAAAAATTAAAATAAAAACTTTAAACAAAGACCTTGAAGAAGATTTTAAAAAATTTGACACCATCAATGCGCAGTTAACCCTTGACGAAAAGAACCTCTCTATTGCACAACAAGAGTACATCACTTTCTATAAGCAGATCTACGCAAATGGTAACACACCAACTAATGCACAATTAAACTACCTACATGGGCTAGACATTCGTGTTCAAAATATCACAGGACTTGTTGCCACTGACAAGGCAACTCAAGACAAAATTGCTAAAGACTTTGCCACAAAGAAGGCTCAGTTGGCGGCATTACAACCCCCAACTACAAACAAAAAAACTGATAAGAAGAAAAAAACAACTCCTCCTCCTGGAGGAACTGGTGGTTCTGGTAACACAGACCAACCAGCCACAAAGTTCTCTCCAGACTATAAGTACAACGCACCAATGATCTCTGGTTCATACTTTAACTTAGGAAGCATTCAGGCTAAAGAACTTCAAGCCAATGGGTTCTTTGTTGATGCAGGACACTACAGTGATGCTAGTGACGCCTGGTCAGGGCAAGGCGGTCGTGGAACTATTCAAATGGACAAATACTTCATTGCAAACTACGACCTATCTACTCTGAACAGCAAAAAAGACAACCTGGCTTATTTTGACCCTCAACTCTATGGGTTTAAGTTTTTGTACAACCCAACAACAGTCGGTATGGCATGGGGTGTAATGGCCGAAATGTCGCCAAGTTTTGAAGCAGCAGCGCAAGACAAGTTTAATCCAATTATGCAAGGACTTGCTACTAGCACAATTGCAGTTAGCCTGCTTTTAAACCGTATTGAAGATATAAACTTTTTAAGTTCAAAAACCTTTGTTGCACCCACGGACAGAGAAGTTGAAAGAGCACTTGCTGAATTAAAAAATAATAAATCAGCACAGGATGTTTACCCAGTAGAAATACCACAAACTGAACTGGCTGAAATCTATAAGCGTGGAACAATGTATGACTTAGAGTACTTGTTTAAAACAATCAATGGTCCAAATGCTTTGTTTGCCTCACCATTAAACAAAGGATTAACAGCAGATAGAGGGTGGATTCGTCCACAGGTTGTTGAACTACACCTAGGACAATCACTTCGTTATCGTGGTCGTATCACAGAACTTTCAGTAAACCATGCTGTTTTTGATGCACGAATGGTTCCTGTACTTTCAACGGTCAATATTACTTTTGCTCGTTTCCCAGACTTTGCTGCAGCACCAGCAGGAGGGGCTACTCACTGATGACAATCTATTTTGATAGCCGATATGCGGATGGTATCTACTTTAAAGCCTTTGACTCCAGAACAAGCAAAGTTCAACAGACCGTGTTTAGATCGTGGCCTGAGTACTCGCAGTCTTTCTTTTTCTACAACTGGGTAGAAGGTGACCGTATTGACCTGCTTGCAAAACATTTTTTGGGAAAGACAGACTCATGGTGGGAGATCATGGATCTAAACCCAGAGATACTAAACCCCTTTGAAATTGCCCCTGGAACTCAACTAAGGATACCTCGTGGATACTGACCTACAGAATAGAGTTGGCTCTTGGTTCTCGGTCAGTTACCCAGACTTTCCAAGTTTTACCCAGAACGCTCAAAACTTTCGCCTTTATCAAGAGGCTGGAAAACATGACGTCATGGAGATCACTTACCCAGTTCTGCATGATCAATACTTTAAAGCATTAAAGACAGGGGTACCTGTCCTTGTTCAATGGAACAACGATAAGTTTTCCAGTGAGTTTTATGGCTATGTTCATGATGTCTCTCATACCACTCAGCAAGTACTAGAAAGAAAAACAACTATAAAAGTTATGGGCGCTTCCTTCCCCCTTAAAGAGGGTGGGTCAAAGATCTGGGTCAATAAGACCGCCCCAAGCATTGTTGAAGATATTGCAAAAACCTTTAAACTAAAGGCAGTAGTCACACCTCACCCAACTATCTTTCCTCAGCAGTCATTGTCTGGTCATAGTTACTTTGAAAAGATCCAAGAACTAGCACACAAAATTGGGTATGTGTTCCAGGTCTATAAGACAGAACTTCACTTCCATCCCATTGACAAGATGATTGACAACTTCATTGGTTCTATGCCTGTGATGTCCTTTAAGAGTAACTACATCTCAGGTCCTTTTGACATGATCGTCTCTCCTACCCTTGACATGTTTAAGCCTAGAGTCGGTGATCACTTTGACAAATCTCTTCATTCCAGAAAAGAAAAGGTCGTATCTGGAGTTGACCCTGTAACTGGTCAGTTTTACTCCGTGTCTTCTTCCCCCGATGCCACAGGGAAGAACCTAAGAAAGACTGTAAAAGGCCCTTTATTTAAACAGCACCTTCCAACGGTTATCTCTGGAAGCAAGGAAATGGCTACTACTTTTGCTAAGGGTCACGCTGAACTGTCTCGATTTTCCATGACAGCAGAGGGATCAGGTCAAGGAGACCCACGCTTTGCTCCCTACAAAACGATCGAGATAAATGGAACTGGGGATACCACAGACGGGTTCTGGGTAGTTCAAAAGGCTATGCACTTTGTTACTTGGGATGGTCGTTACACCATCGACTTTACATGTATGTCTGATGGAACAGGGGCAAATAAAGCCACAGCGTTTAGGCCTTCAGGAGCAGAAACATTCCCAGTGGTAAAAATCGACACCACTGGCACCCCAAAAAAACCAACATCGACTAAACTTACGGCAAAGACCGCAATGATTTCACAATCAAATGCTGGGTTTAAACTTACTCCTAGACGATGGACGGGTTCATAATGGCTGAAGTAGCAATCTCTTTACCCTTTTCCATTGACCCTTTTGGAAGGGTTGCACAGACCACAGACCAAGCAAAGATTTGGGCTGATCGTGTGCGCTCTGTTATAGGAACTGGACTTCAGGAACGAGTAATGCGCCCTAGTTTAGGTACAGCCATACCTTCTGCTGTTTTTAATTCACAAGATAATGCGGAAGCGCTAATACAAAGAGAGGTAGAGGCATCTTTTGTTAATCAACTCCCTCTCTTAAAACTACAGAGTGTAGATAGTTTGTTTGACCAATACACAGGTATTATGAACGTAACCATTGTGTACAACCTACCTAACAACCAACAAGCAAATGTAAACATTGGATTAGCAACAATCCGAGGTAACGCCCCAATAACTCAGGAGATATCATGACAGCCACACCTCCATCCAGTATCCCAGTTTCAGTAGACTACACAAGTAAAGACTACTACTCATTAAGAAATGATTTGATTGCTCGGATTCAAAACCGAGTACCAAACTGGACGGGCACTGACAACCACGACTTTGGTATTGCTATGGTTGAAGCGTTTGCTTACCTTGGTGATTTAATGTCTTACTACATTGACCGTGCTGCTAATGAGTCGTATATCAATACAGCAACACAGCGTTCTAGCGTCATTAACATTGCGCAGACGTACGGGTACACAATCGCAGGGTACAGTGCTGCCTTTACTGGTCTAACCTTTATTAACCTTTCAGCAGATAGCATAACTATTCCAGCAGGAACAGTGGTATCTGGTGACCTGATCATAGGTGATACAGTAAAAACTGTTGACTTTACTACAAGAGCAGATTTAACTGTTCCTGCTAATGATCAAGGAACTATTACTGGTTACCATGGTCGCTCAGTTTTGCAGATCTCCAGTAATGCAACCGCTGATGGTGAACTTATTGGCACCTCAATGGGTCTTCCTAATATGACCTTTGAACTTGGAGAAACACCAGTAGTTGCAGGATCAACTAGTATTTATGTTCAAGAAGGCGATGTATTTTCCAAGTGGCAAGAGGTACGTCATATCACAGACTATGGCCCAACTGATTTAGTCTTTACAACCTACACCGATGAAAACGACAATGTGTATATCAACTTTGGCGATGGTGTATCTGGAGTTATCCCAACTCTTTACTCTGAGATTCGTGCTCAATACACGGTAGGTGGAGGAGCAATTGGTAACGTTCCTACAGGTACTCTCACTAACATTGTTTATGTTCCAGGCTTAACAGACTTACAAGTGAGCGCTTTACAGTCTGTTATAACGGTCACAAACACAACAGTGGGCCTTGGAGGAGCGGACCCTGAATCAACAGACCAAATACGTTCTCTTGCTCCATTATCTCTCCGTGCTAACTACCGTGCAGTCACACTGCAAGACTACGCAGACCTATCTTTCCAAGCCGCAGTTAAGGGAAGCAGCGTTGCTAAAGCAAGCGCCACAGGTACATGGCCCTCTGTTACGCTGTACCTTGCTCCCAGCAGAACTGCAACAGACACAGACCCAGCACCAGGGCTTGATGGTACGGGGGTTACTCTCAACGGTAATCCAACAACTGAGTTCACCACATTAGCAGCAGATATCTCTGCGTATTTGGCAGATAAAGTATTGATGGGAACAACCGTCAGTGTTCAACCACCTACATATGTGGACGCAATCATTACAGTGCAGTACACCAAACAACCACAGTACACGGACACAGAAATACAGACGGGCCTAAAAAGTAAGATTGTTACTCAGTTTGGGTACAGCAATATGTACTTCCAACAAACCCTTACTCCGCAAAACATCGAGTATCAACTAGCCAAAGTCCCTGGTGTCTTAAACGCCAAGATAACCGCATTGCACCGTCAAGGTGGATCAGGCCTTACTACCCTTGTTGGATCTGCTGGAGAAATCTTCCGATTCTTAGAGTCTAACTTAAGCATTGGCTCTGCTTGATGGATGGGCTTAAACTTCTTCACGGGGTTTATAGGGCAGTAGTCAAAGACAACCGTGATCCAAATAACTTAAGAAGACTTAAATTACAGGTTCAAACAACTGGGTTCGAGGTAACGGATTGGGCATGGCCTGTAGAACCAGCAGGTTTGCATGTAGCCATTCCTGAAATTGGTCAAGGGGTATGGGTTTCTTACACAGGTGGAGACCCAGAGTTCCCTATTTGGCATGGGCAATTTGGAAAGCATCAGGGAAAAAGCAAGCCAGTAAGTATTAAACCCTTAAACGACACGGTATCTTTAACTGGTTTATCCAGTTATTTAATCATTAACAACTTGGCTGACGGAACAAAAGAGGTAGACCTTGTTGCGTCGCTTGTGGCGATGGCAAATAAGTTAAAAGATCACGAAACACGGATTCATACTTTGGAAACAACGCCAGACATCGACCCTCGTTAAGGCAGTAAATAGGAAGCAAACCAGAGAAAATAGGCTGTTAAGTCTAGAAGGGAAGTAACGTGGCAGTTCAATACCCAGGAACAGTAAAGGTCTTTACCCCCAAGGTAGACTTTGCTGACACAATTCTTGCCGAACACGTGAACACGCTTCAAGACGAAGTCAACGCTATTGAAGCAAATCTAGGAACCTACATCAAAACTGGTTCTGGTTGGATTGGTTCTTTTGATCAGGTCACAACAGCCTGGCCTACGCTTAAGGATAGAATTGCTAACATTGAATACGGATTAAATAGAGCATTAAACCAAACAGTTCCAGCAGGAGGAAGTCAGTTACAGGTTCTTACAAAAAACTCAAGTTCTGATTATGACTACAGTTGGGCTACAGTAAACGCACTTCCTTCTTTTTCAGGAAACGCTGGAAAGTACTTAACCAATGACGGGAGCACGGCTACTTGGGCCACGGTAGAAACTACTATCAACCCAATGCTTTTAATCGGAGCGTAATACATGGCTAAATACGGCAACGTAGTATACGGCGGTACCCTTTACGGGCAGACGCCGCTATTGTCGTACTCTGTTGAGCCAATGGCAATCACTGTTATTAGTTTTAATGAAGTTGATGTCTTATGGCAGTTTCCTACAGGAGACTTTACAAAGATACGCTTGGTTAGAAACCAAGTAGGGTATCCAGAACATGCTGAAGACGGGGTTATTGTTTACGAAGAAAACGCTACTTCAGGAAATGTACGAACAGCATACTTACAAGACGGAGTAAACAACCCCAACGTAACACCTTTTGTTTCAGGTCGTGAAGTTTTTTATCGAATGTTTCTCTTTACTTCTGCAAAAGTGTGGGTAGTTGCTGGTTCTATATCGGACATTATCCCTCTGTCTCATGGCGCTCAAGACAAGATCATTGACATCATTCCAAAAGTATTTACTACACAGGAACAAAGCCCACTTGCAATTACAGACCCTGATTCAACTTTGGTTAAGTTTATTGATGGTATGTCCTTTACCTACGAACAACTTACAACTTTTGCAGACCTCCTAAAGCCACAACAATCGTTTGCTTCTGTACCTTACGCATTGTTGGTAAACCAACGTGACACTCTTGGGTTAAACCCAGAACCAAACCTTCCAATTAAAAACCAGAAGATGTTAGTTCGTGAAGCACTTTATATGTACCAAAGAAAAGGTACTGCAGTAGGCTTAAACGACTACATTGAAACTTTAACGGGTTGGGCACCAACAACAACAATCTCGCCTAACTTACTATTAAGTCCACAAGATTCTACCTTCTATCAAACAACTGGTAACTGGGTTGTAACTGGCGCAACTATTACTTCCGATACAACACAAGCACCAGCAACAGGTGCTTGTGTAATCGATAACAAGTACGCTTGTAAAATCGTGGCTACTGGTGCAGGGTCAATGACACTAGGTAAAGACAGCCCAATTATGAAGGCGTTCTCTGTCTCACCTTCCTCTCCATACGTTATGTCGTTCCAAGCAAAGAGGACCGCTGGCACAGGAACAATCAATTCATCAATTACTTTCTATGACTATCAACAGAACGCTTTGACTACGGATACAGGGTCTGCTGTTACACCGACAACATCGTGGCAAGTGGTTTCCAACACCGCTACCTCAGACGCTACAGCCGCATATGCAGGACT